AAACTCTTAACGGTTTTTAGTGTTGTTCCCGTTGAATCTTTAATTAAAAAGTTTACTGTTCCTGTGGCAGCAACTGTTCCAGAAAACGTAACGTTACCATTTGCGGCGATTGTCATTGCTGCGGGAGTTGTTGCAGTACCAAAAGTTCCCCCATCTTTAATAACAATATCATCTACAAAAGTAACAATACCTGTCGATGCAATTGTCATTGCAGATGTTGAAGAAGCAGAACCAATTGTACCACCATCAGCAATTTCAAGACCACTGTTAGTAACTTTAAATCTTTGTGTTCCGCCCGTGGTAATTGCAACCTCATCTGCTGCACTAAAGAAGACACCCGTATTTGAATCACCAGTTTTTGTAATTGAAGGGGCAGCAGCAGAACCAGCAGCAAAAGAAGCAACACCAGTAACAGTAGGACCAGCAAGAGTTACGACAGAAGAAGTTGCACTAAGCCCAGATGTTAATGCAGTTCCAGTTCCTAGAAGAGTGTAAATCTCATTGAAGTTGTCATTTATCTTATCGCCGCCGGTGCGGATAGGATCACCTGTACCATCATTTACTGTTGTGCCTATGTTAACTGTTTGTTTTGCCATAATAGTTCCTTGTTACCTTCTATTACGCATCATTAGTGGCGTCTGTAGTAAAGAATATCTTTACACCAATAAGTCTTGCATCTTCTGTCATGTCATCATTTGCATCAGAGACATCTCTAAAAATTCTGAAATAACATATGTCACTAACAGCAGGAGTTCCAGCAATTGTAACAGCACTACTCTCTGCCGTCACACACTGATCTTCTGCAGCACCTAAAGCATCATCTGTTACTACAACAGCAGTTCCATATGCAACATCAATGGTATCGTTATCTGAAACTGCAACACCCTGTAGTCCCCATGCAACACCATCAGTATCGGTTGCGGTTGTAGTCCAATAAACTTGGAATGTAATTGTTCCCTCATTCCAACTCTTGGGGAATGCAATAGAGAACTGTGCATGTTCGTCAGAAGTTGCATCGAAGTCTAGAACTTGCATATCTGGACGACCAGAGGTTGTTTCGACTTCAGTAATGGGAGCACAACCATTGGAAACTGTTGGACGCATTGCTCCTGCTGGAATCCAAATGGTTTCTGTACCAGCAGTTTTAACTGTACCAGTAAGTCCATCCAGTAAGTTTAATTCTGCGGCTGTAGAAGTTAAATCATTTGACCCATCATTGAGTGTTGCGTAAGTAAGAGTTCCAGTAAATGTCGGTGATGCTAGAGGTGACTTTGCATCTAACTGAGTTTGAATTGCAGATGTTACACCATCAACAAAATTAAGTTCTGCAGCACTAGATGTGACGAGAGTTCCACCAAGTTTAAGTCCGTTCGAACCATCATGACTTGCAACATCAAAATCAAATGCACCATCAGCAAATACCGTATTACCAGTGATGCTTGGACTAGTTAGAGTGATTTGTGTTGCATCGGAACTAATGCCAGATGAAAGGGCAGAACCATCTCCAAGTGCAGTATAGATTTCATCAAAGTTATCATTAACTTTGTCCATACCAACTCGTAGATTATCACCCGTACCATCGTCAGCAACTGTACCGATACCTACTGTTTGTTTTGCCATGACTTTTCCTCTATTATTCTTATATTTATAAAGTTTTAACTACCTGTCTGGTCAAAAGTCTCACTTGTATCATCATATGTAAAGTCTGTTTCATCATATGTTGCCGCAGATGCAGCAACCGGAGTTGATGGAGCAGGAACACCAGCATCCCAAGTTGTACCACTCGTATCAAACGTTGTATCTCCATCAGAGAAATAAATGCCGTCTGGAACAACTCCATAGATACTCTCAAGGAACGACTCTTTCGTTCCAGACTCAAGCAGAATATTATTTCCACCGATATTTACACCAGCCAAATCTGTAGTTGCAGTCTCAAATTGAATCTGTGTATCACCTTGGTCAATTTCTGATTCGTAATACAACCTACCAATCTGTGCGACATACACTTCAGCAGAACGAGTAAATCTTGGAACAACCGACTGACTTGAATACACTTCAACAGGTGTATGTCCAACAGAAGTCTCATCCTCAAGAGCAATGACTTGACTCTCTAGAGAAAGTTTTCCACCAATTGTTAAACCAGTACCTT